ACAGGCGCTCTTGGTTACAAGGTCTATGTTGGTACAACAACAGGCGCAACCAACGCTAAGTATGTTGGTCGCTTTACGGGTACAGTTGCAACGCTTCAGGGTGCTGCTTCAACCAACACAACAAACAACAACCTTGTTTACTCAACAAGCGGTGCAGTTGCTCCTTCTGCTGATACTTCTGCTTATGCAACAGGTTATGATGGAATCATTCCAACATTGCTTGGTTCTGCTGGTGGATTTAACAACAACATCAACGCTCAGTTCTCAACAAGCAATCCGGGCTCTGAATACCAGACCGTGTTTTACAACCTCTACAACAATGTTAAGGCTGACCCAGATGAGATTCTCATCAACGGTTCAGATCGCAAGCAGTTGTCAGATGCCATCAAGAACGGTTCAACCGCTAACTACCGCCTAAATCTTTCACAAGATGAAACTGGTAACTATGTCGGTGGAGCAACAATCGGTGCGCTTCATAACGAAGTTACAGGCAAGCTAGTGGACATCACCGTTCACCCATGGTTGCCACAGGGCGTTTCTCCTGTTATGTCTTACACATTGCCAATCCCTGATTCAGAAGTTTCTGATTGCTGGGCTGTTTACAATGTTCAGGACTACATGGGTATTCAATGGCCTGTTACACAGTTCTCTTACGATTTCAGCACATACTTCCGTGGAACATTCATGGCACAAGCTCCAGCTTGGTCAGGTATCGTTTCAGGAATTGCATCTGCATAGTCCTAAGAACAATATCGAGCAAGGCGCACTTTTAAGTGCGCCTTGTTTCATTAACGAAGGCAATTTACATGACACGATTTATTCCACCAACAGGCTTAAAGTCCATCGGCATTGAAACCAAAGACGGCGTAAAAACGCTGAACGCTGGTCGAGATGGAACTTTTACGGTCAATGACCCTAAGTTGGCTAAACAACTTAAAAAAGAAGGCTTAGGTATCGCTGGAACTGCTGGCGTTATTGCCAATCCATCAAAGGTGGGCTTCAACTGCAAATCTTGTGGTTTTGGTTCATTCTTTAAGAAATGCTCAAAGTGCGGAGAGATAAATGGCTAATGCTTATTCAGGAACAACCCACCAGTTCTCTACCCCTTACCTCACTCTTACCGAGTATCAAAACGCGCCTACCGCGATTGATCTCGACAACCTAGTTTGGAACTCACAAGACCCCGATGTTCAAAACGCCGAACTTGCCAATGTCATCGCTAGAGCTTCTTCTTGGATTGATACCTACTGCAACCAAGTCCTCGCTGCCACTACCGAAACCGAGCAACAACGCACACGCATCCGCGAAGATGGCACTATCCGCTTTCATCCACGCTACAACCCAGTTATCGCGCTAACCTCATTTTCTTACGGCAACCCTAATTATCAGATGATTACCGTTTCCGATTGCTCAAACGCATGGATTGAAGATTCTCAGATTATCTTTCCTTATGCAACCTTCTCTACCTCGTATAGCAATCAAGGCCCACTTCAATTTGGCTTTCCATCTGCCCCACGCCAAGAGGTATTTCTTAAGTATTCGTATGTCAACGGCTACGCCAACACCATCATTAACACCGCAACCGCTGGCAACACAAGCCTGACAGTTACCGATGGAACGGGTATCACCGCAGGACTTACCCTAAAGATTTACGATGGCTTTAGTTCAGAGTTTGTCACAGTTGACCAAACATACACCTTTGGCTCAACAACCGTTCCGTTGGTAAGTGCGCTCGCCTACGATCACGCTAACGGCGTATCTATTTCAGCCCTTCCACCTGCTATTAAAGAAGCCGCTATCTTGGTGACTACTTCAATGCTCAAAGTTCGTGGCGATAATTCGATGGTAATGAGCGTTGCTTCTCGCGCCTCACAAGCCGCGCCGGGCAGTCAAGGAATCGGCTCAGAGCTTAAAATTGCAATGGACTTGCTCTCGCCTTATCGCAGGATTAGATAATGCAGACAGGTCGCGCAGCCGTTCGCTCAACGCTTGCCAACTTTATCGGTCAGCCAAATGTTCAAGGCTTAAACCAAGTCTTTACCTCGTTTCCTAAGCGTATTGATTTTCAGGTCAACGCCCTACCTTCTCAGCTATCTCGCGCTGCTGCCGTTATTCATATCGAATCAGAACGCGAAAATCGTTTGGCTATTGGTGGAGCGACATCAGGAATCAAGCGAATTGACTACACCGTTGTTATTCAAATCTTTCATCATTCTATGGAACGCGACTCACAGGATGCTATGAACGATTTTGATATAACGATTGACAACCTCAAAGAGAAGTTGCGCTCAGATCACACCTTTGGAGACCCTTCTAGCAATTTAATCTGGCAAGGAGCCGAGCCTTCAATAGATGTTTCTTATGGCGAGCCAATGTCTAATGACGGCACATCTACCGAAACTTGGGCATCTCTTCGCTTTACCGTTACCCAAATGATTCAAGCATAGGAGCATATATGAAGCATAAATATATCGGGGAATACGAAGTTACCTTTCCTTCAATCGCAACCGTAGTTCAACCGGGCGATGTATTTGAAGCACCTTCAGATTTCAAAGCACACAATGTAGTACCAATAAAACCAACCAAGCCAACAGTAGGAGATGAAGAATGACACTAGCCCAAAATTCCGTCAAGAGTTACCTTGGTGTTGCGCTTGAAACCACCAAGGGAACTGCGGTAGCAGCCACTAATTTTGTACCAATCACGCTCAACAGTTTTAAGCCTGTTGATGTTATTGCGCCTCTTTACGATACGGGCATCCGAGGTTCTCTTGTTGAAAATTACAACTATGTTCAAGGCCGCCGCAACACAACAATAGATTTTGGTGGGCCAGTATTTGCTGACACCATTGGCTTTTGGATTGCTGGCGTACTAGGCGATGTCACCACAACGGGCAGTTCTGCTCCGTACACCCATGTAATCAGTCTTAAAAACACAGTAGGTTCAACTTCTGATGCTCAGCCAAAAGCCTTAACCATTACAGACTTTTACGGCGCAAACACCCGTTACTATCCCGGTCAGCAGATTACAGATTTTGGTTTAACTTTTAACGCTGACGGAATGTTAGAGTACACAGTCAAGACAATGGGTTGGTCATCTTCAACAACAACCGCGCCAGCTCCTTCCTTTACCAGCGTTCTTCCAACTCAAGTTTGGACAGGCGTAGTAACAATCGGCGGCACAACCGTTGGTTATGTCACAACAGGAACTCTTGACCTTAACCGCAAGTCTGAAACCATTTGGGGTCTATCGGGAACTCAAAACCCATATCAAGTATTCCTTGGCTCTTTAACCACTAAGGGCAAGCTCACATTCGTCATGCAAGATGACACCGAACTTACTCGCTACATCACTAACACCCAACCAGCGCTTACCGTTACCTTTTCAACGGGTTCGGGTTCAACTGCTACTCAGGTTGCTTTCCAACTATCTAAGGGCGCTTATGTAACTGGCGCAATTGATCGCGGAACAGAGCATGTAACCGTTTCGGTTGATATTGAAGGTCTTGGTAACACAACAGATGTTGGCGCAACTGGCGGTTACTCACCAGTTCAGTTCACACTCAAAAACGCTTTCCCTGCTAGCACTTTTCAGTAGGGAATAACTGTATAGCCGGGGCTGCCTTCCCCCCGGCTATACCTTAATCAGCGAAGGCAATTAGGAAGGAAACCTCATGTCTAAAACAATTACAGTTCCATCAGGCAATACCGTTACATTGCGCGACCCTAGCGAATTGCGTGTAAAAGATCGCACAAAAGTACTAGCCGCTTCGCAGGGTCACGAAGGATTGTTGCAAACAATGTCCATGCTCGATGGCTTAATGGCAGTTCTTATCTCGGCGTGGTCGTTTGACCTTATTATTCCTTCAGTAGTTCTTAGTTCTCTTGGTGAGCTAACAATGGCTGATTACGATGCTATCGCTGCCGAGGTATCAACGGCTCAAGAATCACTTTTCCCAACGCTTGCCCAAACCCCAGAATCAGAAGCGAACCCCGATAGCCCTTTCGACGGCTCCAACGCCTAAAGTGGGTGTTGGAAGGTAAGCGCCGAGAAGATTCACTTGATTATCCAGACACAGAATACTTTTACTATGTCTGCGCTAAAGAGTTTGGTTGGACACCCACCGAAACTGATGAGCAACCAGCAGCATTAGTTGACTGGCTCATTTCAATTAACAATGTCGTTAGGCAGGTTGAAAATGATAGTGAGTAACATTGCTAGCGTTACAAAAGCCATAGATAAAAAAATTGATAAAGTTGATACAAATGTTATGGCTGCTCGCGATGAGATGATGGCTCGGCTTATTCAACTTGCCCAAAACGAAATTCAAGGAGAGCGTGGGGTTGTTGCTCGTAAGATTTCCAATCACCGCAAAATTTACAATTACAAACAAGACCCTGCAATTTCAGGACAACCGCCTAAAAACCGAACAGGTAATTTGCGCCGATCTATCATAGGAAAAAAAGCCCGTGAAGGATTTGCCAGTTATTCGGCAATCGTTGGCCCTACCGTGATTTATGGTCGAGCCGTTGAATTAGGTGGCGCGCCTACTTGGACTAACGGTCAGCATTTTCCATACATGGCTCCAGCATTACAAAAGTTTCAGCGTGAAGCAATAGCAATAATCAGAAAACACTTAGGGTAGGAAGGGCATCACATGGCAGAGTTTCTTCCACCAGTTATATTTGAAATTCAAGCAAATGCTAAAGAAGCAATTGCTCAAATGCAGGTTGTCAATGGCGAACTTACTAAAATGGAAACCAAGGCAATTAAAGCTGGCGGTTCTATTGATGTTATGACTAAAGCCTCAAAATATGCTGGTACTGCCCTACTTGGCATTGCTGGGGTTTTGGGAACAGTTGCAGCCGTAAGCATTAAAGCGGCTCTTAATGTTCAAGTTTCTCAATCTAAACTTCAAGTTGCCGTTCAAAATACTGGCGTAAGTTTTGCAGCGTTTATTCCTTACATGAATCAAGCGCAAGAATCAATGGCTAAGTTTGGATATGGTGCAGAAGATACCAACCAAGCTCTTGCTACGATGACTGCCGCCACTCGCAATCCATCGGTTGCTATTGCCAATCTTGGCGTTGTTGCCGATCTTGCCGCGTTTAAGAATGAATCCCTTGCCGCTGCCGCCGACACCGTATCTCGCGCGACAATGGGTCAGGCTCGCGGTCTTGCCGATCTTGGTTTGGCTATTGGTAAAACAATTCCCAAAGGCGCTGATTTATCAACCATTATGAAAATGATTGAAGATCGCGTTAAAGGTTCCGCTACTGCCGCTGCAAAAGCCGACCCTTGGAAAGTTCTTACAACGCAATTTCAATTAATGACTGAACAACTTGGTACTGCATTGTTGCCAGCGTTTGAAAAAATTACTACTTGGATTACAAATAAAGGTATTCCGGGTCTTAAATCTTTAGGCAAGTGGGTTAGCG